AATCCGCTTGGTTCCTTCCTGCTGCGACATAACATGAACGGGGCCCGGCGTAGCACCGCCAAGGGTAAATCGGGATACATTACTTCCGGCGTCTGTTTTTGTTACATTAAAAGCATTATCTGCGCCTGTGTTGATCGTAGTGGTAGTTGTTAATGTTCCGCCTAATCTTACATCAGTTCCCGTAAGCGTTAAACCATTGCTTGCTGTGCTTACAGCGCCAGTCAGCACGCCTGTTGAGGTATTAAGCGTTAGGCCGGTTCCTACTGAAATTTCCTGTGCTACACCGCTGCTGTTGGAATACCTTCCTAATAGCTTTACGGCGCCTATGTTAGCCACATTGCCGTAATTGACTATTGCATCCCCTGCTGATCCCAACTGGCTTTTGGTATAGTATAAGGAAAAATCAAAATCACCTGTACCAACTTTCACGTATCTTTTACCGTTAGAAAAATAATATGCCGTGTCCCCCGGCTGCTGCCGGAACTGCAGCCCGCCAGGGTATAAAGTGGCGCTGTATGTGGTAGTATCCATTGAGGGATTGGAGATCCTCATTAAATAGTTCCACATAGGGGTTGCCGTCGGGTACTTAAATTGTGCGTTAGCGGTGAACGCAAATAAAACTGCTGCTAATGTTAATAGTCTTTTCATCACAAATTTATTAATGGTAATTCTGCTGCGTTTGTTGGTCTAGTTTCATTGCCTCCGTAGGGCTGCAGTGTCCCTGAGAAACCAAGGTTAGGCTGCCCTCCTGTATTATCCCATTCGTCTATGGTCCAGCTGCCATCTTGTTTCAGCAGGCGGTTAAATTCATTGTTCGTGTGATTGTGGGATTGCACCTGCATGCCCTGGCCGCTGCCTGGAATGTTCTGCAATCCCTCAGCAATACGATCAACGTCAACGCCGGTTCCCATATCGAGCCACCGGGAGAAGCGCCCCAGTAACAGCGGCACCTGAATAGTATTCACGCCGTCGCCAAATCCCCACCTACCTTTATCACTTTCCCAATCCTCTGCGGATACCACAGATCCAGGATACAGCGTATTCATTTGATTAAGGCGATCCAATACACGCGGGAAATCGGTACGTGAAATCAGCTGACCAGCTGCTATTATTTGATTCGGGCCAATAATGCGGCCCGGCGTTAACTGGGTGGTGAACTTATAGCCTATGGACATTGTACTGCCAGGCATCACATACCAGGTATTACCAGCACGTACCAGGTTAACATCTTCGTTTTTTCCTAACCAAACCTGCTGCACAGTGCCGCCGTTCCAGGCAATTGATTGTCCTGCAGGGGCTGTAATAGTTGATTGCTTATTACTGGGACTGTTTTGTGTGATAGCGCAAACGATGTTTTCAGGATAATCTGAAGCTAGTGTCACCTTATAGCCACCTGTAAGCACCAGCAGCTTACGGAACATATCAGCCGTAATAAGTGTGTCGCTGGATATTATCTGTACACCGGCGATAAATTTGCCTATAGCATCAGGGCTGCTAATGATATTTGAAATTACCGGGTGAAAATGGGCGGTATAAACCTCCTCCGGGTTTATCTTCGTAGTACCCAATAACCGCCAACCGCCCCCTGGTACATCATTATCCCAATGGGTGCCCTTAATTAATGGGCCTACGCCCTGCAGGAACAGCGTAAAAGGTTTCCCGTTTAGGTAAGTATCAACAACAGTATTACCCCCTACAGGAACGTCTACAGGCTCACCTGTGTCCGGATCGATGGGGCCAGGTTCGCCACCAATGTACACCCTATCAGGTTCGATAATGCCGGTCCCAATAATGCCGGAAATTATTTGGGTAATTTCCTGCCAGGTGGCCTTATATGTTGTCCCTGCGTTATCGCCCGGGCCCGGGTCCGTGACAGTCCCCAGCCATGCGGGTGTAACATTCCCCATGGGTGCCGGTGGCAGCTCCCTTATGCTGTATATATCAACCTCTGTTACGTTCGGGTTCATTATTATGCTGTTTCAATTGGTCCAATAACATCATCATCACCAACGGCGCCGGTTACACCGATCACGCCCGGATCTCCAACCCTACCGGTAAGGCCAATAACAAGGCCGTTACCCTGTTCAGCCGGTATCCAGTTTGGGCGGGCTGGTGCATTCCACTTTATTGTCATAGTGAAATCACACCCGGAAGTAGTAGCGGAAATCTTATAGTATTTGTTGCCGGGATAGTTGTTAAATTGGGATACAACGCCGGCAGCATTATTGGCAACGCCTATCACAGTGCCGTCATACCAAAGCACGGTAACAGGGTACGGGTCAGGGCAACCTGGTAAACGAATGCCACCCAAATCTGACAGGTAAACCGGTTTAACAATGTCCAGCTTATCGATTGCCAGCGGGCCGTCAATAGGGCCACTGAATGAATAAGTAGCTACCCCGTTCATATCTCCTGTGAGGTTCCACCGCTGGATGTACATTTTACCGGACAGAATAAGTCCGCCCTGCTCTTCAGTAGTGAATGCAAAAGATACCTGCTTACCGTCCCTGAGCCATTCCAGTACAGTGATACCGTTCACTTCATCTTCCAGCACCACCAGGCTTTCGCCACTAATGGAACCACCACGATACCCAGGGAGGTACCGACGATCCGGCCCAGATGGTCCAGAGGTTTCAATCATTTCCCGGTCATAGTCCAATGAGCAAGTACGTGAATGACATATAGGAACCGGTGATCCGGTGCTATCATTCAAAGCCAGCATTACGTCCCTTCCCTTTATAGCGCTCATCGGTTAGTTCGTTGAATTGGTAAAACAGTATAATTTCCATCCCCTACGTTCTCCTGCATGATCTCTATAGCCTGAATGGAGTGCATACAGGATCTCACCTTATAGCTATCTTTCAGCAGCATACACCGCTTTAGTCCTTTGTCCTTCAATCCTACCATGTGATGAAATTCCAAGTTGTTGGAATAAACGTCCCCCTGGAAAGTATCAGCAGGCTTGCTGCCCTGATCAAGTATATCGTGTGATAGTATTTCCTCTAAATTCCTGTCAGGTATTTCAGCATTCTTTGGCGTGTCCCAATTTGCTTTAGGCAGTGGGGTCAACACACCTGCGTTGTCATAGTATAGGCAGTTGGAAAGGCCGTTATCTACCACGTCCAGGAAGAAATAACTTAAATCCTCCGGCACCTTTGAGTAAACATGGTTATTAGTGATCGTCGTGTCTATCTCTTCGTAGCTGTTGCTGAAGATGCGAAGGAAAGCAGGGTACAACTCATTATAAACACTTTCTCCGGGTGGTACAGGATCATTAGGATCATCGGCGGGCGTAGGTCCGAAAATGTCAAATATCAGGGTATAGGAAGTGCCGCCGGACTGAGGTATGATCTTTGAATTTATCTGCAGTGTCCCCATCCTTAACTTTTTGTCCACGGTTAACAGTATTTCCTGTGCGGGATCATTCGGGTCTACCAATGTATCACCCTGTTTCCAATCGCCGGAGCTGTCCATATAGTACCCCTGGCCGCCCCCAGTGGGTAGTAGAGCAATCCGCATATTTACCCCTTTGGTGTAATTACAGCGGGCTTTCACCTGCAGGCTTATGAATTGTCCAGGAACGACTATGAAGGACTGCCAAATGAATGCACCTACTCCTGGATCATCATTCCCGCTCATTCTGTTACGGAAAGGATCTGCCACCGTGCCTACTCCCAATTGCTGTAATATCAAACCCGATCCTGGGTTAGGCCCATTCCAACCGGGGAACTTTGATCCATCATAAACTGCCCACGCAAAGTTTTCAAGCCTGTTATATGCCTGCAGCTTATATTTAACCGTTTGCTGCTTTATAGCGGCCACAGGCCGGATGCTTTGGCTCCTACCTGTATAATACAGGTCACAGGGGGCGCTGGTGTCACCCAGCACTTTGTTCACGCTATTATCTGTAGTCGCAGATCCGGAAAGATTATCCGGAGTAACCACAATCAGGCTGAAAGTGTTTTGATCCAGGTCAGCAATGCGCTGAACCCAGTACGCACCGGCGCTATAAAAGAACCTGGCGCCCATGCTGCTGGCAAATTTTTCCAGGCAATCGTAAACGAACAGCGGGCCGCGCTCAAAATCATAGAAGGCATCCGTATGGATGTACAAGCCATTTACAACATTCTCAGCTGGCCCCAGTACTTTGGGCTTTATGTTCATCAGCAGCTTTACCGATGCATCACTATAACCCACGGTATGAAAAACGGTCCGGTTAAAGAAGTTGCCAAGGGTGATCCAGTCGTAAAGGAACAGGGCGTTATCATCCAGGTTAATCTGCTTTCCCTTCATGAACCCTATGTAATCTGTGGCGTTCATACTGAACTCATAGCTGGGGTACAAAAAGGGATAAGACGGACTGTCCGGCATAACAAAGCCTTTCCAGTACAGGACATTATTTTTGTAAATAATTACCATCCAGGTATCTTCCTCAATATTGATGAATACATCCGGGTGCGGGCAATTTGGTGAACCATCATAGAAATAGGTGATAGTGGCCTGGCTGCCTATGATAGGGGTAAACTTATTGGTATTGGTCTGGCTGCGATCAATAACCAACGGTTCCCGGCCGTTCTTCTCCTGGGGATTAATTAAAATTGGTTCAGCAGGCGCTACACCGTCTTTATGATAAAAATCAATGCGCCAACTGGCCGGCGTAAACTGGTGCCGGTCCTTAAACTCCATTTTATAGATGTGATTGTATGCCATAGTTTAACCACCAATTCGTTGATCAAATTCACCTGCTGTATCCAACACAAATAATAAGTCCCGACCGTCTACCCTGGCTTCCAGCTTACCGGAAAGGCCGCTGTTCCCGCGCAAACGGTCCATAAGTTCTTTAGGTATCATATATTCAATGCCGCTGGGGTTATCGCCAACAACTGCCAACGTGGCGCCTTTGGTTACGGCCCCGCCAGTGGCGAAGTGTGGCACTTTCTTTTGTATGCTGGATTGTGTACTGGATTTAATAAGAGATGCGGCTGCAATGGCTGCAACGCCGGCAGCAATTGCCAGGGCCGGATTTGAAAATGAAAGGGTAAGGCCCTTTTTAATTGCAATCATTGCGACGCCCAGCTTTATCATGTCCTGGCCTACCTTCTGCAGCACGTCTGATATAAGGCTGCCGATCCCCAAAACGACACTATCCAGGCCACCGCCAGACAGAGCCCCTGCCAAGGCTTCACCTAAGCCGCTGAATGACTGCGTTAACGTCTCTTTAATCTGTTCTACGCCAATTACCAGGCGTCCGTTCTCCTGGTTAAATACCTTGTTAAAAGAGTCAGAAAGGCCGTTTATTTTGGACGTTTCAATATTGGGAAGAGGGTCAATACTTATCGGAACCTTTACAGTCACCGGCGTTTTTTCAAAAGTACTTTGAAGCGCTTGCACCCTCTGCTGTAGGCCGTTCACTATATCGCTACCAGGTAATACATTCAGATCCGCAAGCTCACCAATAGCCTTTTTAAAGGCTGCTATCTTATTCTTGGAAAGATCTTCCAGAGCGCCACCGGTAACGGCAAACTGCGCATCTATTTTTACCAGCTCTTTATCCAGCTCCTGCAGTACGTCTGTAACCGTTTTGGTATCCTTGATACTTTTCTTATCGGGTGTATCGGTCCCGGAAAGTGCTTCGGAAAGTGCTGATACAAGCCCTCCCAGCCGCTGCTTTAGTTCATCTAAAGGGGCAATTTTTGCCAGGGCCTGCTGCTGCTGCGCACCAACATTGCCTATGTCTGCGGCCAACTTGCGCCCGCTGGCATTCATCATACTATCCAGGCGGGTAAAAGCTCCCTGCAGCTGCACGCCGGCTGTATCGGTTTCCTTGGCGGTATCCTTCACGAACTCCGCAAAGGGATTGTCTTTTTTAGCCAGCTCCTTAGTGCCCGCTGCTATTATCGGCGCCTGCTTTGCAATTGCTTCGGCCGTCTTACTGATCTGGTCCTGTAACCCTTTGAC